ACGACCCCGCCAGCTGGTTCGCGGATGCCTGCAAAGCGGGTAGTGGTTGGAACACAATCTCGATCCCGGTCTGGAGTACACCCAACTTCACCGGCGAGTACGTCCCGGACGATCTTAGGCTGGATCTCCCAAGCGAGGAGTGGGTCGAGGAGCGTCGTGCTGACTGGGGCGAAGGCTCCAACTTCTGGACGAGCAAGATCGAGGCCGAGTTCCCGGATGTCTCGGACGAGTTCCTCATCAGTCCGGCGATGATCCAGAAGGGCTACGACACGGATCTCCCAGGGCTGGATCATGGGCGCTACGGGATCGATGTAGCCCGGATGGGCGACGACAAGACCTCGGTGTACAGGAATCGCGGCGGTCACATCCGTCACGTCGATACCTGGGGGAAGTCCGACACAATGAAGACTGCCGGCAAGGTCGGAGCGATCCTTGCCAAGCACTACCCTCGTCAGCTGCCGGCGACCATCGATGCGATCGGTGTTGGCGCTGGAGTAGCTGACCGGCTTCGCGAGCGCGGATTTGAGATCAGCCACTTCGAGGGCAGCACGAGGGCGTACCGCTTCAATCGTTTCCGCAACCGCCGCGCAGAGGCATTCTGGACGTTCCGCACAAAGCTGGAGAACGGATTGATCGACCTCGATCCTGAGGACAAGCAGCTCGCAGCGGAGCTACAGAACATCAAATACTGGATCGACTCAACGCAACGCATCGTGATCGAGTCGAAGGAGGAGATGAGGAAGCGCGGCGTTCCGTCACCCAACCGCGCCGATGCGGCAGTGCTCTCGACGGCGGCGCTGAGTGTTTCCGCTGAGCAGATCCTTGCTACCGAGGACATCCCCGGCGAAGGGCCGTTGGCAGACGACCTGATGGAACGGGCGATGTAACGTGGCGCGGCTCGCTTACCATTTGTTACTTCCGTCCCAAGTGCGGCGGGTCGCGCCTCCTACTGGGGAGTTCAAGTGAGCATTCGGATTAGTTCACCGACCGGGCCTCCGGCACCTACCAATGAGATCGGCACCGTTCTGCAAGGCGTTTTCAGCGTCAACTCGATGGAGGCGTTCGTCTCTCCACTCATGGACGTCACTGAGTGGGTACCAGACTTGACGTGGCCGACGAGCGTAGACACCTACCACCGGATGCGGGCAGACACGCAGCTTGGCGCTCTCTACCGTGGCGCGACCTTCCCCATCCGTCGGTACATCTGGATGCTCGATCCGAATGACGCCGACGAAGAGATGGTCAGGAAGCTGTCTGAGGATCTCAACATTCCGATCCAGGGCGAGGAGGAGAAGAAGCCGCGCACCCGTCGCAAGCGCCGCTTCATCTTCGACGATCACATTCGTAAGGCGCTGCTCGGACTGATCTACGGACACATGTATTTCGAGCAGGTCGGAGAGATTGGTGACGACGGCCTCTGGCATTTGCGGAAGCTGTCCGAGCGCATGCCCAACACGATTGCCACGATCAAGGTAGCGCCGGACGGTGGACTCGTCTCCATCATCCAGAACATCACGTCGAACGCGATGCCGTTTGGCATGATGCCGGAGATCCCAGTGGACAGGCTCGTCGCCTATGTCTGGGACTTGGAAGGCGGAAACTGGTTCGGCCGCAGCGTCTTCCGCGAGTGCTACAAGAATTGGCTTATCAAGGATCGGCTCCTCCGAATCGACGCCATCAACCATGCGCGTGCAGGTGGTGTGCCGATAGCCACTGCCCCGCCCGAAGCCACCAACCAGGAAGTCGCCGCCATTGGCAAGATGGCACAAGAGTTCCGAATTGGTGAGTCGAGCGGCGGGGCAGTGCCGTATGGGACGAGCTTCGATGTGATCAAGGCTGCCAGGGCCAGTACGGTCGAGTCGATGCGCTACCACGACGAGGCGATGGCTCGCTTCTTCCTGATGATGTTCATGCAACTTGGCCAGACGCGCACCGGCAGCCGTGCGCTCGGCAACACTTTCGTGGACTTCTTTAAGGAGTCTCAGGACACGATTGCAACATGGTTCGCCGACATCTTCGGAGAGCACGTGATCGAGGATTGGGTGGACTGGAACTACGGTGAGGATGTGGACGTTGTACCGCTTCTCACCTACAAACGAGATCCGGAGCTTTCGGTGCAGGACATCGTCGAGCTGATCAATGCCGGTGCCATCATCGTAGACGCGGATCTTGAACAAGCTCTTCGCGATGAGCTTGGTCTCCCTGATAAGGCCACCGGAGCACCGGCTCCAAAAGCCGAGGTCAAGCCAGGACCGCCACCGCCACCGCCAAAGCCAGAGCCGCCAAAGCAAAAGGTGTTGCCGGTCGGCGCGGTCGGCGCGGATGGGAAACCAGTTCCTCCACCTCAGCAGCCTGGTCCGGCCCAGAAGGTTGCTGCTGACCGCGAAGAGCGGACGGCTGGTGGGGATGGGGGTTTGCTCCCTCCCTCTTCACTTCCCAAAGGTCGTCCGCTCGAAGCGGTGGTGAGGTTCTTCAGGAGAGATGAGTGATTTTGAGTTCCGGAGAGAAGTCGGTATAATGGCCGAATCGGGCAAGAATCCGTACTTGTTCTTGCCAGGCCATCAACCGCCGAAAAAGGGCGAGCCACGTTGGCCGCTGACCGCGAAAGAACCGAAGGGAGGCAACAAGGATGGCAAAGCAGCATAACACGAACCAGAAGGCTCCCGCTCTCTCGCTGGCTCAGCGGTTTGGGTCAGGAGCGGCAGCTGTCGCCAGCCCGGAGACGCAGCCGCGTGAGACGGCGATCCGCAACGCCGGTACCGGCGCGGCGTTGCACAAGATCAACAAGAAGAGCAACAGCACCGGGCTGAAGCCGTAGGGAGGAGGATCATGCCAGCGAAAAAGGGATTGGGCAAGGGACTCCCCAAGCCCAAGGGCGGCGGTGGACACGGCAAGACAACGCCCTCAAAGCCTCGCAAGGGGACCCCGCCGAGGCTGCCGAAGAAGTAGGAGGGCTCATGCCTTACGAAGTCAAGAAAAACGGCGACCAGTACTGCGTGTACAAGAAGAGCGAAAAGTCTCCCATCAAGGGTGGCTGTCATCCGACGCGGCAGAAGGCGCTCAAGCACATGCGGGCGCTGTATGTCAACGTCGAGGGGAAGACAGTCGATCCGCCGACGACGATGGATGAGGCGAAGGATCTCGCCGCCAACCTCGGCTGGACTTTGGAGCCGATGGAAGGCACGCCGTACTGGGCACTACGGAACGTGCCGATTGCTTCGACGGGAATCGAGTACCCGTTGTCAACCGGGCCGCATACGTTCACGCCGGAAGACTTGGCGGCAGCGGTCGATGCTCAGGACGATCCGGCAATCGTCCAGCCTCGCATCTGGCTCGGGCACGACGATCCTCGCTTCAACGGAGACGGCGAGCCTGCCCTGGGACGAGTGGAGGCCATGCGCCTCTCAGATGACGGACATACGATCTTTGGTGACTATGTCGGCTTGCCGGCGTGGCTTGCCAAGATCATGCCTGTCGCCTATCCGAGTCGTTCCATCGAGGGTCAAGTCAACGCCAGTACGGTGACGGGCAAGAAATACCCACTCGTGATCACGGCCGTCAAGCAGCTCGGTGTTATCTGGCCGGGCATCAGCGTTTTGGAGGACATCCCCATCCTCCTCAGCGATTCCGGGCCAAAGGACGTGAAGATCGCTGCTACGAAGGCTATCGCGGCAGAGGTCAACGTCGAGGATGTTCGTCGTGAGTTCTACGATCAGCTCAAGGTCGAAGCCGAAGATGATCCCGAAAAGCGGTTCTGGTGGATCCGCGTACAGCAGGTCGTCAGCGGCAAGGGGCAGTTGATCGTGGACGACGACAATGGCCAGCTCTATCGAGTCGGCTACAAGGTCACCGGTGACAGTGTCAAGTTCGACGATCCGGTGCCGGTCAGGGTTCAATACCAAGACCAGTCGGTAGCAGCGTCGGCCGTCAGCGAGATGGTGAGCGAGATCGAGGAGCCGGTCTTGATCTACGCCAGCCGCAAGGATTCCTGGGAGAACGGCGAGTTGGCGGCGGCCACCGTCACCGACGCTCCCTGGGATGGCACGTCTTCCAGGTTCTCGGATGAGCAGTACGTCACGGCCTGTGTCCTGGACAGGGCGGATTGCTCACTCGACTGGAAGAACATGCCGGACAAGCAACGGTTCACCCTTCCGATCAGAGAGCCGGACGGCGCTTTGAACAGGAACGCAGTGCATGCGGCGGCAGAAAGGCTGGGGAGTTTCAAGGCCTGTGTCGCCGCCAAGAGTCGTGCCGCTGCGCAGATCAAGGCAGCGTACGGCACTCTGAAGGAGGATCCGCCAGATGACGTCATGAAGCTGGCGGCTTCAACAAACAAAGGAGGAAGCATGGATGAGGAGACTCGTCAGCTTCTCGCCGCCAAGTTGGGCCTTCCTGCCGACTCAACGGAGGAGCAGATCGACGCCCATCTGGCGAAGCTCAAGGCATCGACGGAGACACCAACGCCGCCGACGCCAGAGACACCGCCGCCGACGCCGCCTTCACAGCCGACGCCGGAGACTCCGCCATCGGTCACCGATGACCCGGAGGGAGACAAGGGCGATGGCGAGGGCGACAAGGGCAACGGCGAGAACGTCGAGGCCAAGCAGCAGGGAGTCGTCCAGGTCGATGCCGCGACCTGGGACGAGATTCGCAGCAACGCCGCGCTCGCGGCCAAGATGCACCAGGACAACATCAAGGCCGAGAACGACCGCACGATCACCGACGCGATCAAGGCCGGCAAGTTCCCGCCGTCGCGGAAGGATCACTACATGAAGCTCATGGCGGCAGACCGCGAGGGCACCATCGCGATGATCAACGGCCTGGAGGTCGGAACCATCCCGGTGAACGAGCGGGGCAGCTCCGGAGGCAGCGAGGAGCTGAAGGCCGGCATGGAGAACGGCAATGTCGCCAACGGCGAGGGTCTGCCCGACAACTGGTTCCCGGAGGTCGGCATGATCAAGGCACGCGCCTTGCAGGATCGGCGCATCTTCCAGGCAAAGGAGGGCTAGGAGATGGCGAACGACTGTGTTCCATTCTTCGAGCCAGGTCAGCATCCGACCGCAACGGCGAAGGCCGCGATCACTGGCAAGCGGTGCGTCCAGATCGCCGGGGATCGTGCCGGAGGTCCGGGCTTCACAGGGGTAGAGTCCCGGCTGTACACGGTCGGCATGCCCAACACGGCCGGTGCACTCGGTGCCGGCAAGCGCATCTTCGGCGTGGCGGGGTACGACACCCCCATCGGCGGCGATGTCAAGGTCATTCGCGGCGGGATCGTTCCGATCAAGTCGGGTGCCGCGATCAACGCAGGCGTCGAGGTCGAAGTTGACGCCAACGGCCAGGTCATCACCCTGGCTGCCGGCACTCCAATCGGTCTGGCTGTCGCAGCCTGCGCAAGCGGTGCGGACGCCGAGATCCTGCTGTACCTCTAGGAAGGGGGTGGACTACATGAAGCAGAGGAACGGAGTGTTCATCCCCGAGCAGCCGGGAATCGTCTCGGCTGATGCTGCCATCGCAGCGGCTGTGCCGTCGTACAGCAACCCGGTTGCACATCCGCTCGGGCCACCGACGCTCACCGGAACAACCTACTCGGTCGATCTTGCCCTCAAGCAGCCGACCCGAGTAACCCGCACGATCATGGATCTCACGCTCCAGAGATTCTTCGCGGATCGTGTCTTCACCAACCAGGGCGGCGTCACAGGCGGCGCGGTCATCTACGACGTGGCCCTGACGAACGACATCTACCTGGAGCGCGACATCGCGAGGGTCGCTCCGGGCCAGGAGTTCCCGATTGTCACAAGCTTGCGGCGCGCACCGCAGGTTGCGGCGGTGGAGAAGTGGGGCGGCAAGTTCTTCACCACCGACGAGGCTCGGGATCGCAACGACGTGTCGGTGTACACCCGGCACATTCGCCAGCTGGCGAACACCATCGTCCGCAAGATCAACCAGCGTGCGGTGGAGGTCCTCGACGCGGCGGTGACGGCGTACACGCGCACGGTCACCGGCAACAACTGGAGCACGGTCGTCACGGCCGGTTCCTCCGCGTCCAACGCAACGCTCTGGCCGGGGCGTGACTTCGCCAAGGCGCAGTACCAGGCCGAGGTCGAAGAGCTGGGGATCGTGTACGACCTGTGGATCATGAACCCGCAGGAATTCCTCAACCTCGCAACCGTGTACGGCAACTTCCTCAACGACCTGCTCACTTCTCTCGGCATCAGCATCTTCGTGACCAACCGTGTGCCGGCAGGAACGGCGTACGTCGTCGCGGAGGGCCAGGTCGGGCAGATGCGCATCGAGCAGCCGCTGGCGACCGAGACGTGGCGCGACAGCGACGGCCGGCAGCAGACCTGGACGCAGAGCAGCGTGCGTCCGGTCATGTTCGTGGACAACCCGCCCGCAGTCCTCAAGTTCACGGGTCTGGCGGGGTGATCGGGATGGGATACGAAGTCGCAGAGGAGTACAAGGGCCAGTCCGGTGAGGGGAGGATCGTCAAGCACCTGCTCTTCACCGCTCTCATGCCCGTCCCCAACCCAGCTCAGCCGGATCAGGAGATCTGGGTCGAGAAGCTGTTCAAGCGCGGCGAGGAGATCCCTGCCGACATGCTGGACGACGCCACGCTGGAGCGTGGTGAGCGGCTCGGCTCGTTCTTCACGGACGAGGAGCTGGAGGAAGGTCAAAACCAGCGCGAGCCGGGGCCTGCTCCCGCAATGCAACTGACGGAGGCAGGAGAACCGGCCTTCGACGAGATGAGCGAGTCGGAGCTGGCGGAGTACATTCGCCAGAACCGGCCGAACGTCGGCGAGACAGTGCTCATGTCTCAGAACGACCCCGACACCGCGAAGCGGCTGTTGGAGGCCGAGCACATGGCTACGGACGGCGAGCCTCGTGCCGGCGTCGTCAAGGGCCTGAACGAGATCATCGACAGCAAGTAGCCCAAGTTCAGCGGGGGACCGGATAATTTGCTTGCCGCAGGTGTCCGGATCCCCCGCTGAAGCCTCCATGAAAGGATCGGTATGGACACGTACACAGGGAGGCTCGCTAGCGACGGCCACGGCAACTTGATTGCAGACGAGGGGCCGAGAGCAGGCGAGCAGGTCGCGTACGACGAAGGGCAGTACATCTTCGTCGCGCCGGGAGAACCGTCGCATTTCGACCGTCACCACCAGCAGTTCGCACAGATGACGGGAACGGTGGACGAGTCGATGACGGACGACCCGGATCTCGTCAACGTCAGCGACACAGAGAACCAACACCACTTCGGCGTCTTGGATGACGACCCGCACGCGGATGGCCCCAAGACCGACGATGACCGGATCGCCGCGACGATCACAGGGCATACAGAGGCGTACCGTGCATAGCGCCGTCTGGACGCCCAAGTTGATCGTCCCAAGCGGCCCGATCATCCCTTGTCCTGCCATCGAGGAGTTCTTTCCCTGGCTCGACAAGAAGGAGCGTAGGGCCGTCGGCGATACGTTGATCAAAGCTCGCGATGGCGTGCTCCAGATGGCCGGATCTCTCTGTAACTACTCCAGCAAGGCGCTCCAGGATCTTCTCTGGGGCAAGACGGCGTACGCCGGAGAGACGAACATCTATTCCGGGTTGTGGGCAGCAGCCATCGACGACACGCTCGCCGGCAACACGGCGACGGAATGCGCATACGGCAGTTACGCTCGCCTGCTCCTGGCGAACAACACGACGATCTTCGCAGCGGGTTCGGGAACAACGACCTACACCAAGACGTTCCCGAGCGATGCGGCGAAGTCCTGGGCAACCTCGACGGCGACGGGCACGAACAACACCGTCACCTACCTCGGTTTCCTGAACGGGAACGCGGGCACGTCGGCGGACAAGGGTCTTGCCTGGTGCACGATCACATCCACCCTCATCAACGCCGGTGACACACCGCAGCTGGCCCTCAACGCCGTCACCGTCGTCCAGGACTGATGGACGTCACATTCACTCACCACGACGGCACGTTCGTGCGAACGGGAGAATGTTGCCGTTGTGGTGAGTGTTGCATGACCGGCAACCCGTTCACCGGTGAGCCGAACGTACCTTGTCCGCTGCTTAAGATGAGGGATGGAATCGCAACTTGTACTGATCGGCAGCATCCGTACTACTTGAATGGCTGTAACGTCTGGCCGACTCATCCGGGGCATATCGTGGACAAGCCTGGTTGTTCCTACAGGTTCACGAGAGTCGATGGCAGTTAGGACTCTTAGGCTCGGCGTAGGGGCGGATGGTAACTTCGCTGCGGCTAACGAAGTTGACCAAACAGCAGCGAGTCGTACTGATGGTTGGACAGTTGCCAAGATCGCTGCGACGAACCAGTCTGATCTCGACGTAGGAGTCAAGCAGGCGTCGGGCACGTTCGCGGTGTCTGCCAAGCCTGCGTCGTTCCTGATCGGCTCGACAGCAAACGCAATTAAGTCGGCAACTCCGTACGCCGGCACCTTTGCCGCGACTGCTTGGACAATCACCTTCGCTGTACGCGCGGGTACAGCCTCATCGCAGGCAGGCCGCATGCGTCTCAGAGTCTTTGCTTCGGTGAATGCAGATGGATCGAGCGCGAGAGAGCTAACCGGATCTACACAAGTTGGCACAACAAGCGCCGCGCTCTCCACAACTGCTGACGCCACTTCGGTCGTCACCTGGTCGCCGGGAGCGATCACGTTGAACAACGAGTACCTGTTCTTCGTCGTTGCTTGGGAGATCACGACTGCGAGCGGCAGCAACAGCGGCGATGTTGTGTTGCGCACAGGACAGTCGGCTGGCGGGACACGGATCGTTACTCCTGATTTGGCGGCGATAGTTCTTCTTGCTCCGGGACAAATCGGAGCTACAAGCACGGTCGCAGGAGCGGTGCGCCGTACCGCAGCTGTTAAGCCTGCTCAAATCAGTGCAGCTTCGACAGTCGGTGGTTCGATCAGAACGCCCAGGACGCTTTCGATCACGCCGACGGTCCACAACTACATTCCGAACCCTTCTTTCGAGGTTGATGTAAGCGGCTGGAACCCTCAGGCATGTACCATCGTCAGAGATACCACGCAGAGAGTGTTCGGCGTTGCCTCTGCGAAAACGGTTTCGACGGTCGATGGCGGTTCTCTTCTCACGACGAACTACCTTGCGGGGGTCGGCCTCGGCCCCATTTACCAAGGACGCATTTTCTCGATCTCGATGTACGTGAAGGGCGTGGGCTCAGCAATCGGTCGTATGGCCCAGATATACATAAATGAGAGTGGCGGAGTAAACCCCGATGAGTTTTTTGCCTACAACAACATCATACTTGACGGCACCTGGCAGAGATTGACCGGGACAGGGCCAGTCGCTAGGGCTGACCGGACGAATCTCTACGCCGTCTTGTATCCGACGACCGGATCTGGATTGACTGGCGATGTCGTTTACATCGACGCTGTGCAGTTGAACGACGGCGCTGCTATTCCCTACGCCGACATCCCTGGCCGAGTCATCGCGGCGATCTCCTCGGTCGGTGGTTCGATTCAAGTAGCCAAGGGGATTGTTCCCGCCAACATTCGGGCTAACGCTTTCATTGGATCGCAGTGGCTGCCTATCGGTGGCGCCCCGATCCTCGATAACTTCAACCGTGCAGACGGTAGCCCTGGTGCAAACTGGACTCCTACCTATCCGGGCACGCCAGCCTCGTTCGGCAGGATCTCCGGCAATCAGTTCCTCGGCTATTCAGATTGGATTCGCGAGACATTCAACAATGATGTCGAAATCGGCATTGATTTGACTGCCTACGCGACGAACCAGGGGTGGGATCTGGCGCTGACTCCTGCTGCTGATCCACCAGGAGGCCCGAACGCATACGACCTGTCGTTCGACAATACAGGCCCGACCGACTTTGGGCCGATCATCTGGAAGAGGAGCGGAGGAACTTGGTCGCATCTCTCGGACTACTTCCGTGAAGTTCCTCAAGCCGGAGACAGGTACATCATGCGGCGAATCGGCAATACGCTTCAGACCTACCGCATTCGCGGCGGCGTCACAGTCCAGATGCACAACATCGTCGATTCGGAGTTCAGCGGTCCCTGGCATGCGAGCATAGGGACTTGGCTGTACGACGGTACGATCCTTCTTGACAACTTCCGGGCGGCCAACGCTCTTCAGGCAGTTTCGCTCGGAGTCGTTCGCAATCTTATTGTTGGTACGATTGCTGCGAACTCGACGGTCAGCGGATCGACTCGGGTAACTCGCGCAATCACGCCAGCTCAGATCGGGGCCGCTTCCTCACTCAGTGGCTCCGTGCGCGTGACGCGCCGGGTCGTTCCCGCGTCAATTGCCGCCGCCGCATCGGTGACTGGCGCTGTCCGCGTAACTCGGCGCGTCACCCCTACAACGATCTCGGCGACATCGTCGGTCAGCGGAGTCATTACTCGGCTCCGTCGCATCTTGCCGACAACGATCTCTGCGGCTGCATCGATCTCTGGTTCAATCCAAAAGATAGGTGCGATAAAGCTAATCTCCGGAACGCTAAGTGCAACCTCAACGGTGTCCGGAGCAATCAGGGTCGTTCGGGCAACCTCTCCCGCCCAGATCTCTGCCACCGCAGTGGTCTCCGGTTCGGTCCGCACCCTCCGGAGAATTGCTCCGGCTTCAATCTCCGCGTCCTCGGCCGTCAGTGGATCCATTGTCAAACGGGTCGCTGTTGCAGGGCAGATCTTGGCTGTTGCGACAATTTCCGGTACGGTTCAGGTGCGTCGGGGCATCCTTCCTGGGCAGGTCAATGCGTTCTCAACACTATCTGGCTCACTCCGGGTGGTGCGGCGTGTTGTACCTGCCCAGGTGGGAGCGACATCGACGCTCTCCGGCAGCGTTGTCCGTTCCGGAAAGATCGCTGGGCAGGTAAACGCAACTTCGACTGTTTCAGGCTCTATCAAGAGGTTGGCTGGTGTACTGCCGGCAACTATCTCGGCATCCTCGACGGTCACAGGGAAAGTTGTACGTAGAGTCACAGTCGTTCCGGGTCTGATCAACTCAACTTCGACGGTGAGCGGCAGGGTAGGAGTTGTTCGGGTACTTGTTCCTGGCCTGATCAACTCTAAAGCAACAATCTTCGGGACAATCGGTGTCGGTCGTGTTGTGTTCGGGAACATCTTTGCCACTTCGACGGTCAGCGGAGAGGTCGAGCGGTTCGGAAAGGCCCAGATCCAGCCGTTTTCGATCCTCGCGACCACCCTAGTGTCCGGGTCGGTTTTTCGGTATACTCCCACCGTCACCTACAGCCACTCCGGTACAGGTGTGATTCGGGATCGAATTGCAACAGGTACGACGTTAGTTGGATCCGGAGAAGTAAGAGGGGCAGGGTCAAGAGTTGGAGTCGGAACTGTCCTGGTTGGGTCGGGAGATGTCCTCGCAGGTAGAACAGGGGTGGTGACTTGACCTACGTTGTAACCTTTACAGACTACGAGCCGACTCCCCGCTTTGATGATGTACCTTGGACGACGGTACATGTCGAAGAGGGAGTTGCTTCGGATGGCCCGTGGGAGCAGATCGACACAATCATCCTTCAGCCGACCGACCCGGATCCTGAGCATCCCATGTCTCGTTCCTTCACGACGAACGAGGCAACAATTCCTGCTGGCTGGTACCGGGTCACCTTCGTGGACGATCTCGGTAATCAGCTCATCACCGATCCGGTCTTCAACCGGGCAGGAGCGCGTGATCAGAACTACTTTCCGTCCGTTCGCAATGTTGCGTCAAAGATCATGTCTCGGACGAAGGATCAGTTCGGGAACTTGATTGGTACGTTCAATGACGAGACAACGCCGACCGACGAGCAGGTCGAATGTGCCATCAAAGCGCTCGATCTCGCCATGGAGTTAGAAAAGAAAAATGGCGGCGAGCTGGTGATTGCCTAGCGGCGCCCGCCGCTAATATTTAGCACTCTCATTTTTCGTCCTTTTGATTTTGTAGTCGGACATGCGGCCTTGGGCACATGTCTGGGCGCGCACTCTTTCCGAGGGTAGTAAAATTTAGCTGGCGAAGCCGTCTTGCGCGCTGAGCCAGCCGCAACGGGAGCTCGAGACTACTTCGGATGACCAGGCTCTCCAGCGGTGGGGAGCCAAGCGACAGGTAAATATGTTTGAACGCTTGAACCAAATCGAAGCCAAATATGACGAACTCACCAAGGCGCTCTCATCGCCTGAGGTGATCGGCGATTCGTCGCGCTACCAGAAGACCGCCAAGGCCCACAGCGAGGTCGCG